AGGTCGGTGGTTGAACTGTCGCCTACATCCAAGGTGTTGGTGCCGCCGTTCCAGACTGTTGTTACAAGACACTTGATGTCTATGATCTGGCTGTTGGCGGGAATAACGATGCTGGTACTGGCAGATGCAGCCGCCTCGGTAATAGCTTCCGATTGGGCCATTACAGTAAACCCGACATTTTTCATGTCGGTGCCGACTGTGGTGCCTGTGGTGTGGAAGATGTTTCCTGCTTTTATGGGGCCGGAAAAGGTAGTTATACCCATTACTTTCTCCTATGAGAGATACACCCCGGAGTCTTCATAGCGTCTGCTGGGCCAGTCGCCGGGGGGATGAGTCCCAGAAGTGAAAAGGGGGAGATGTGGCTCCCCCCTTCCGGTTGGTATTAACCTCCTTCGGAGGCAAAGATCCCGAGAGGATCGGAAACACCAAAGGCATACCTTGCCCGTGCCTTGTAACGAACATTTCCGGTATCGAAGTCACCGTCCATGCTGGTCTGCAAGGGAACACGATCAAAGTGTTTCATGCCATTCGGAACATCCGTAATGATATACCATGAATCAGTATCCGTGAGGAAGTGATTGACACGGTAACCTTCTGGAATCGTTCCGTTGGAACGGAGGGCGTTGATATCGTTATCAGCGGTCCCCGGTCTTCCTTCGGATTCCAGAATCCTCGTTGCCACAAACATGTTGTTCGCGGGAACAATCAGCTTGCGCGGTCTCGCCGCAATCAGAAGACCCCGTTCATCCACCCATGCCGATATGGTGATCACAGCCGCTTCAAGGCTGGTCTCATTCAGATCGGTCTGTGTGGTAGGAGTGTTCTGGTTGGTGCCACCCTGTGCTGTCGGGTGAGCCGTCGAGAACAGCGCCACGCCGTCACCTGAATTAAAGGTGGCGACTGAGGGCAGGCCGTTGTTCAGAGGAACAGCCGACTTCACCTGTTTGGTGTAAGCCATGCCTCTGGCAAGAGCCTTCGTATAACGCGCGGAAAGCGAGTCATACAGGTTGTCTTCCATTGCTTCTTCAGTGATGGCAAAACCCATCGCAATGGTTTCCATGTTGTAACGAACCGAGAAGCTCTCTCCTGCGGTATCGTAAGTTATAGCCGAACCCTCGCTTTTAACGGGGGCCTGTCCGAATCCAGTCAGCTTGACTTCTTCTTCAAATGAGCGGTCCGAAGATTCTGTTTCGTAAATCTCCGCATCTTCATTTTCGTAAGTGTCGTATGTCAAACCAAACAAAGCATTGAGACCGGGGAGTAACTCCTTCAGCATCTGTGCGCGTGATATAGCCATATCGCCAGTCTCCTATGCTATTGTCGCAAGATCGTATGCATGGACACCCGCATTCCAAGTAACCAGAATATCGGGGTATAAATCAGCCCATGCCGCACCGGGAAGCTCAACAAGTCCCAGTACACGAACGGCGAGTGTTGCAGTTGTGGCCGCATCAGCATCAACCCTCATCTTGCTCTGCCCGTTAACGGTATTGGTCCCCGTTATATTCACGAGCGGTGAGTTGAGGTTTTGATCTGTGCTAGCCATTGCCGCATCTGACTGTATTTTGAAGATAGCACGCGGATTATCCCAGACGTATATCTGTACGTCGGTATGTCCTGATGCTGTCATCGCACTAGCAGGCAGTGAATTGGCAAAAGTTAATTGCCCTGAGCTTCCGTCTACATAACGAAAACCAGAAGCAACTCCAATGGGAGTCGTCGTGGCACCATAAGTTGTCGTCGGGGTTGCCGCAATGGCCGCTGCCACACCTGCCGCCATTGTCACTGGTTGCCCAGCATAAATAGCAGAGGTGTTGTTCGATCCGAGCGGATACATGGTTTGTCCACCAGTATTATAACCCTGACCAAGGATACCTACTTGTATCATCCCATAAGGAGCGTCGATTGAACCAGCCATGATTCTTTCTCCTTACAAAAGTTAAAAGTACAGCGGCTACTCGCCGCCAGTTCCAAAGTCAACCTTCGTACTTCTCTCCGATTGTAGAAGAGGCATACGAGGATCATTTTCCCGCATATAATTATTATCAATCGAATCAATCTGTCTGTCAGACTTCTCTTTGTGGTAGTCGCCTCTGGCTTTCAGTTTTTCCGCTGGCATCTTACACAGGAGCAAACCTCCAACCTCAATGTTTCCTTCTCCTCCGAAACGCGAGTCCAGATCGGACTGAATCATCATCTCGGGATGATCCGCTGCCTTGACTGGTTCCCATCCGCTTCTGAGCTTCTTGGATACATTGGTATTGTCTGCCTGTCCTATAAGTGAAGTTCTAACCCACCTAAACACCCAGCCCTCTTGCGGATCGGGATCTGGGAGTACAGTCGGTGGTGACCATGATTCTGTGCGCGCTTCTGCTTCTCGCGTTTCTGTCTTGCGGGACTCTCGTCCGGGGTTGGTGGGGGTGTTAACCATGCGCCATCTCCTTTGCTACCTGAGCCGCGTATTGCTCTTTGGTAAGCCCAAGCCGTTTGGCGAGATCGACCTGTGACCTCGTGAGTTGTACTTTGCGTGAGTTCCCACCAGAACGTCTGGCAGAAGCCACCACGGGTTGCGGGGGAGGTGATCCACGAGTTTCTTCCACTCCTCCGAACTGTTCAGGAAAGCGATCCTGAATACGTCGATCCACTTCGGCATAGTAGTCGTCCGGCTTTGAAGTCGGGTCAATACCTGATCGAACCAGTTCTTCGTGGACACCATACGCAAATCCAGTCATCTCGACGTTTTTGTCTGGTCCGTTGCCGAACCATCTGTTCTTACTTAACCACTCTTTGGCTCGCGGGTCAACTGTTACCTGAGGCTGTCCCTGAGGAACTTCCGATGGGGTGACAGTTTCGGTCTCCCTGTCTTCCTGCGGCTTATACTGCTCGAACTGTTTCTTCTCGACAGCCGCGTCGGTCATCCCGCGCTGGGCATCCACAATCTTTTCGGTGTCCCCCTCCTCGTAGGCATCCCGGTAACGGCCTTCCGCCGCCGTCATTTCAGTATCCAGTTTCTGCTGGGTCACGTTGTAAAGAGCCTCGTTGCCCTTGGCTATGGTTGTCCGCAGACTATCGCGCTCCTGCATGATCTGCTGGGCATACTTGACTGCTTCCTCATTCTGGCGCTGGGCGCTTTCCTTCTGCCTGCGTTCTTCGTGGTACTCGTACTTCAACTGCTTGATGCGCTTCTGCACGTTCTCCGAATACTGGGCGATCTCCTCTTCGGGGATGTCAAAGTCAGCCCCCTTCGGGTCACGGGCCGCTACCCTGTCCGTCTCGGGGCGGTCGTCCACTTCCTCTACAAAGATTTCCTCTTCTTCGGCAACCTGCTCTTCAGCTTCTATATTCTGTGTCATGCTCTTGAATACCCCCGTGGATCTTCGACAATGGCCTCTACAGTGTCATCGTTAATAAGACGGAACTCTTTCCCGTGAATGCGGATACGGGTTCCCTGATAAGCCCGGAACACCACAAAGTCTTTCACCCCGCACCACGGCCCGGTAGGGAACTTCGTCTTGTCTCCATAGGCATCGGGACCCATGCTCACAACATAGCCCACCACGGTGGCGACCTCTTCTATTTCCTGTAGGGAGTCCGGTTTATAAATACCGCCTTCTGTTTTCTCGTCGATCTCGGGAAGAGCAATGAGAATCTTGTATCCCGAAGGCTTGGGTAACTGCGTGGCGCTACGGTGCTTCTCCAGATCCACCACGGAATCCGATTTGGTTTTTGTCATTCTTTCCTCGTGTGCTTGTCACTTTACGGGGCGTGACAGTTGCCCTTGCGTCAGTCCTCATTCTTGGTGATCCTTTCCACCAGATCGAGCAACTCACGTTCTGCGAAGGCCAGTCCTTCGATTTTGCCTACGACGCTACAATACTCTTCGTAGTTCTTTGCACCCCCGGTTGCCAGATGGTCTGCGGCCTCGTTCATTGAGTCGCGCAACGCTTTCTTCAACAGGGTGTGGAGGGTGTCTTCCATTTTTATTTCGGCTTGGCCAGTATCTGGCCGTCTTCACTTACCATGTAGCCGCCTGCGGTGGCACGTCCCTTGGGGCCGTAGACAATGGCCTCTTCCTTCTTTACCCGCGCCATCCTCTTGGGGGCCTTTTTCATAGCAGGGGCCGCTTTCTTTTTGCTTGCCATAAATCTCACTCCTTCTTCTTCTGTAATATTTCACGGGCCATCTCTACGCCGAGCCGTGCGCCTTCCATCTTTTCCTTGGAGGACAGTTCTTCTGTCTTGGCGTCCACGTCCATAACGGTAGCGGCCAGCTTGGCCCCGATCTGTGCGCCAATTGTCTTCTCGGTGGAGGCGATGCGTTCAAGCTCCGTCCCCTCCTTGATCTTTGCCTTCTCCAGTTCGGTGTCGCTTCTGAGCTTGTCAGCCGCTGCCTTGCGCTGGACATCCATCTCGCGGATCTCAAGCTCTTTCTCCTGCTGCTTAAAGACCGGATCTTCAAGCCGCTTCTGCACAAGCTCTTCCTGAGCTTCGGCCTGATCCTTGCGGAGCAGTTTGCCTGCGGCCTGTGCGATAACGCGGGAAAGCTCTGCCTCCACGTCCCTTGGCAGAGGCTCTCCCTCGGGGGGAAGGGGGACCCCCATCTGTTCTTCTATCTGCTTCCTGTACTCGAAAGCCAGATGTTCGCGTATGTGTGCTTCCGCCGCTGCCTCGATAACCTTGGCCATCGGAGACTGGGAAAGAAGCTGGAGTATCTTGGGGTCCTGTATCGCCGCCACATGAACCGCGATGTGGGCCTCGTGATCCTGATAGGCAAAAGCCTGCACCGGACGGCTGTTGATAAGGTCTTCGTTTTCGGTTACCGGGTCGGCGGGTTTAACGTCGCCCTTGTCGGGAATGATCTTCTGGACATCCCGCATCCCCATGACTTCCAGCATCTGCCTGTGCAGTTCGGGCATGTCGTACATTTGGGGGGCCTGTGAGGCCAACTGCATCGCTGCCTGATACTGCATGATACGCTGGGCCATTGTCGTGGCATTGGGATCTGAAACCGGAATAACATCCACTACTTCGTTGAAGTCTTCTTTCCTGACCGCATCGTCGCCGACTTCATAGGCATACTCCTCAGGCATGTAGTCGCGGATCAGACCGGCCAGTATCTTGAACTCGTTGCGAAGAGAGGCATGAACACGGGCCTGTACGGCAGACATAACCTTCATGCCTTTCTCCATGATGGCAAGTGTCGTTCCTACGGGAGCCTGATTGCTCATCTCGCTTACCTTCATATCCGCCTGTGCAGCGAATTTCCGTCCTTCGTCAACGATATTGCCGAGCAGGGAATAGAGAACCTGACTGGGTTCCTTGTAGGGAAGAAATGAAATGCTGTCCTTGATGGCACCCCCCGGTACATCCACGTCCCGAAACTCTCCGGGCATGATGGGGGAGTCGTCTCCCTTGATCCTGAGGCCCCGAGACTTGAGACCGCCGGGAAGATTGGAAAGGGTTCCCGCATCGACAAGCTGGCGCAGGATGGAGGTCGCTGACCGCGCCAGTCCGCCGATACAGTGTATCAGACCGTATCCGTAAAAACCCAGAGACGGAAGATACTTGTAATGAACGAAGTGCAGGGTCTTCTTTTTAAGAGGATCGGCTTCCATCCAGTTCCTGTAAATGGAGAGAACCTCACTGGAGGACTTGTCAATGGTTATGACATAAGGAAGTCCGATCCCCGTCTCTTCGCCGTCCTGTGTGTCCTCGAATCCGAGGAGGTCGAGGTCGGCATGAATTTCATAAAGGGTATACCTGTCGTCGTGTTCGTAGCTGGGGTCCTCTCCCTGCATCTCGTTGTACTGTTCCTGTATCTTGGAATAGTCAGGGGTGGGGGAGGGGAGATCGACATCACGGTAGAAACCCGAAAGCTGGAGGCGCTTCACCTCGTTGCTGTTCTTCTTCATAATGTGGGTATAGCGCGGGCATGACGCCAGATCGGACGCGCCGTAGGAAACCACGAGATCTTCCGCAGGAACGAAGACCGAGGTACATCGCTCCATGTCCAGATCGTAATAGACTTTCTTGAATGCCGATCCTGCGAGAGGAAGGGCGAACAGCATACTCTCGTGTTCGTCCCGGTATTCAGTCATCACTTCGGTGACCTGATAGTTCATCTCATCGGCCACGCGGATGGACTGCTTCTCTTTTTCTGCTGTGAGCTTGCCCACTATCTGGGTCTTGACCGGACCCTTGGCGGGGAAGGTTTCCATAATCGACTGGGCCTGAAAGCGGATCACCGCTTCCGCCAGCATCGGATGAAAGACGCCGCACGCTCCGGGCCACGGTGTACTTCTTTCCTCTATCTTGAGTCCGAGGAGTTCGAGTCCCCTGACGTAAGTCTGTTCCCAATCCTTTCTTGAACCCCGGTCAGTTTCAACTGCACCCATGAGTTCAGAGCTAACGTTCTGGAGATCACTGTCGCTGAGATGGTCAGCGAGATTTTCATTAAAGGCAGGGCCTTCCACTTCTTCTTCAAAGTCGAGAACAACTGTTTCATCGTCCGTCTCCACAGTAACGGCCTCGGGGTTCACAACCGTCACCTCCACTTCCTCTGTTGAGGAGGGTGCTGGATTAATAGCTTTTTCTACCGCCATGCGGCGTCCCCGTTACACATCATGTTGTGTTGCCTCCGCTTTATATAAACCAGATCTTCTGGCTTGGCCAGCGTTCTCATTGCTCCACGGTGCCGAGCAGCATCAGCCCGTATACCACAAAGAAGATAAGAACCGCCACCGTTATGTATTTGAACATCCATGTGTCGTCGCCCTTTCTCATCAATAATATTCCGCCATGCGCGGCGGGCGGTCCTCTTCCTCCTCATCTGACGGTGTGCGTATGAACCCTCCCTGCCTGAATCTGAGGAGGGCCTGAGTCGAACTGTCAACGAGATCGTCGTAATCAC